AGGTGATGTATAACCAGTTAATGTACCTGCATAACCGATAATAGCGTTACCAACAATCATGTTGTTGCTACCACCAGAACTAATAGTTGTGTTACCTAAGTTAATAGTTAAACCAGACAACCACAAATCTTTCCAACGATATGATGATGAACCTAAATCGTATCCAGCACCTGAACCATCAGCATTAATATCTGGAATCAAATCGCTTGTAACATGATTTTGAACATGTAGATTATATAAGTTTGCTTCACCGTCAACTTCTAAGTTGCCACGCAAATATGTGTCGCCGGAAACTTCTAAGTCAGCAGTTACACCATTAACAATACCAATCGTAACATTATCAAATAAATTAGTTGTTGCAGTTACATTCAATGCACCTTCGACAATTGCATCACTTTGTAGTGTTGCTATACCACCCACTGTCAATGTTCCACCGACATTAGCGTAACCATTTAATTCAAAGTTACCTGCATTAGCCCAGATAGAACCTGGTGTTGATAGATTTCCGTCTGGAGCAAAATACCATGAGTTACCATCGACAGCAATTTCTACATTACCGCCTGCCCATGCACTGATTTGATTATTATCAGACTCCATGAAGGCGCCTTGATTGTTAACCAAAACCCATGCATCATTTAAATATTCTAATTGTGCATATCCATTTGTTTCAGCGTGTAATCTAATTGAATTTCCATCATTGCCGTCATACAAATAACCGCCTTGTGGTAATACAACATAACTTGGGCTAGAAATATTACCACCATCAATAAAGAGGTCATCCCATAAGTTAAGTACACCATTGACATCCAAAGAATTAGTGATGTTAGCTGAACCAGTTACAGTTAATGTATTTGAACTCTTATCGAATGTGAACGCATCGACTGCACCAACATTACCACCATCGTTGAAAAGAACTTGTGTGTTAGCACCAGGAGCAGAAATTGTAGCTGCGCCACCGCCTGGGCTTACAACAGAACCAGCAGTTGTAATGTTACCACTTATAGGATCAACACTGAAAACAGTATTATATGTGCTATTTGCTTGGTCATAAACTTTAATAGAAACATTACCTGACGCATCAACATAAAATGCGCTATCACCGTCTGCACTGCTATAACCAACAGTCAAACTATTTGCAATATTTGCATCGCCGGCAGTAGTAACAGTGAAGCCACCATTAGCAAGATTTGCATTACCAGTAGAAGTAATTTGACCATTCGAACCAGTCAAACTAATATAGTTAGCACCATCGCTACTTACGATGTTTGCAGCATCTTTAACTGTTAAAACATTACCGCCAGTGAACGTAAAGTTTGCACTGTCAGATAGTACGCCATCTTTAGTAAATGTAACTTGCGTGTTTGTTAAATTGTTTGATGTAACATTACCTGCAATGATTTTGGTAGTCGCGGTAATATTACCAATCGTAGCGTTGGCTACGTTTCCAATGTCACCGGTATTAGCGATGACTTGTACCGGGACTTCACCTACCGAGAAACCACCGACTGAGTTGAATGTTCTAATTGCCATATTTTATCCTTATGCTTTATAGCTTGTAATTAAGATTTTGTAGTTTGTTAAGTGTGCTGTCTGAGGTGTTACAGTTAATGTAACATTTCCAGAACCGCCACCTGGGACAAAGTTGACCTTAAAGTCCCCTACCCCCGGACTCGACACCGGGGCATCGATGGTACCATATTCATAGTAACCTACGTCACTCCCCAATACGCTAGCAATTAACTTGCTAGTCTGTCTTGTGTTAGCCACAACATCTGTTGCAATGATTGTATAGTCCATTGAAATGACGCTGCCAGCTGGAACTCTGTGTAATACTTGGTCTTGTGCTGTACTTTGTGTAGTAGCAACAAAAGATGAAATCTGATAGAATTGATTAACACCCATACCCAATGAGAATGTATTAGCACTCAAATCTTCTTCTACTGTTAGTGAACGATTAGTATTGTTATATACAACACCTTCAGCAGTTGTAGCTAAACCTATATTGTTATATACTAACGCACCATCAGTGCCAGTAATAGTAATGTTAGCGTTAATGTTACCTTGAACGTTTCCGAAAAAGTTAGTTGCAGCTAAGTCACCTGATACTGCTAAGTTTCCAGAGATGGCTACATTACCAAAAGTCGCACGATTGCTAGTAATGTTGCCATTACTATCGATGACTTGTATTGGAGGAATGTTTACTGTGTATCCACCTGCTGAATTGAATGCATCTGCTGCCATGTATGGTCCCAAATATTATTTTATATCTTATTTATCATTATTCATCAATTGGGTTGTTACAGCCATAAAAAAAGAGCACCGAAGTGCTCTTTTGTTTTTACTAGATTAGATTAATCGTAGTTCAAGCTGTCGCCATTCAAATAAGCGTTCCATGCGTAGCATGATGCGCCAGTTGATTCGTTGATAGCTGCTTCTAAAGCAGAGTTACGACCGCCGTCAGCGATAGACTCGCCATCACCGTATGGTAATGTGTCATCAGATAGAACAGCAGTGAAGTACTGACCATTAGGTTGACCCAATGCGTAGAACTCAGCTACTTGTTGGATACCTTGAACAGCTTTTTGATACAAGCTACCGATTTGGTCAGCATTTGTTTCAACGTCTGTGTTCATATCGATTACAACGAATGCTAACTTACGTGTAGCAAAGTTACTTTGTGGGTATGTATTACCGTGTGCTTTGTTTGTATATGCCATGATATATTTCCTTTAAAATTTTGAGCTTCATATAGAAGCGCATACTATTATTTATGCCTCATAAACAAAAAAGCACACCGAAGTGTGCCTTTTTGATCCTTCCTGTGACATGTACCGAAGTACATGTTTCCCGAACAGAAAATTCCGATTATTGGAATGTTAGGTTAGATACAGCGATTTCACCTAAGTAGTCAGCAGCATTACCGAATGATGATGCTGTGTTTGTCAACTCAACATAACCGTAACGAGTCATAAATGATACGACTGGTTCGAATGTTGATGGGTCTAGAACAACACCAGATGACATCAATGGGATGTATGGGCAATAGAATGCCGCTGCATCTGTTTCGCTAGTACCTTTGTAACCAACTAGAACTGGTTGTGAATCGCTAGCATATGAGTTAACGAATACACGCATTGCACCGTTCAATGTACCAACGAACTTAGTGTTTGTTGGAGCTTCGAATGTACCTTCTGTAGTACGTGCAAATGCTGATGTTGTTGCTGATTGCAATACTGTCAATGCAGCTGGAGAAACAACAGCCCAGTTACCTGCGCCACGACGTGTGCGTTGAGCAATCAAGTTAGCAACACGGTTGATTAGAACAGCTAGAGCAGCGTGTTCGTCACCAACGAATGTAGCTGTACCAGATACGGCAGCTTGGTTGTATGTAGCTTCTGTAGTTGCCAATGTTGATAATGACAACAAGATTTCTTGGTCGATTTCAGCAGTAATTTCTTGAGCAAGAGCGGCCATGATTTCTGCTTCAACGTCAATACCATGTTGTGATTGAGCGTCTTGAGCAGCTTCGAATGTCCAACGTGCTTGCAACTTACGTGACTTAGCTTCAACAGCTTGACGCAAGATTTGTACAGAAATTTGCTTACCGCCATTACCTTCTAAGGCTGCTGTGTTGTTAGCGCCATAGATGTTTGATGATGATGAACCATTTGTCTGTGTTGAGTATGCTTGAGCAATCTTGAATGGGCTCAATGCTTCTTCACCAGCTGTTACGCTAGTCTGAGCAGCACTGTTGTCTGTCAATGACTGAGCATAACGAACACGTAGAGTGTGGATCTGACCAACTGGACCTGTCATTGGCTGAACGCCTACCAACTCGTTAGCGATAACTGTTGGCATTACACGACGGATAACTGGAAGAATAACACGGTTTAATGTAGCGATGTTACCTGCAGTTGTTGTACCAGCTGAAGATTCAGATAGTAATGACTTCTTGGTGTTTTCTAAGATAACACCCATTGTTGAGCGGCGAGTACCTTTAAGACCTTCTAACAGGGCTTCTTTAGTCTCATCCCAACGGCTTTCTAATAGAACTTGTGACATTTATATATCTCCTAAATTATGTCTTATTTTTATAGCCCTGCCAAACGTCTAATGTCGATAACGTTATCACGTTGCTCAACTTCAACTTGCTTGGTGGCAGATTTATTACCAGTAACTTCAACGCTTTCTTTGATGACTTGCTTTGAAGATGTTTTCTCAGTAGCGTTGTTTAATACTGCTGGTAAATACTTATCGAAAGCGGCTTGTAGACGAGGTGTCTGTACGCTTTCTAGTAACTCCTTCATCACTGTTGCTTTTTCTTCGTTTAAAGACTTTAGCAACTCGCCCATGACCTTTGTACGCTCATTGGACTCTTTGATGATACGGATTTCACGTTCCTTTGATTCAACTAATTGTTTTGCAACTTTAGCTGATTTGATAGATTCGGCTAATTGAGCATCTTTAGCTTGTAGTTGTTTGAACAACTTGCGTGTCTCAGCTTTCTCTTGTAGATAAGTTGTGCTGAATTCACTAGCATAAGATTCGAAAATTCTACGACCAAAATCGTTTTCACGAGCAGTCTTGATATCTTCTTTCAATTGCTTCATTTCACCCTTCAAGTGTGCAGTAACAGCTTCGTTAATCTTAGCAGCACTCTTGGTCACAAATTGTGACTTCAATGCTTCTAATTGTTTACGACCTTCTGCAACTAACTTGACCTTAGCTTCAACAACAGCTTGCTTGTCAGCAGCGAATTCTTTAATTTCACGTGACAAAGCGTGAACAACGAATTGCTCTAGCTTTTGTTGGCTTTCTTTTTGAATCTTACGCTCCGCACGAAGTTCTTTGATTTCTTCTGATAACTTAGTTACCATAAAATTATTGAACTTTGTTGCATTCTCATGCAACTTGCGCTTTGCGGCGACACGGTCTTCGTTCATTGCTTTTCTTTCAGCATTGAATTCTTCAATCTCTGCTGATAAGCCGTCTGTTACCATCTTGTCTAGGGCTTCTACCATAACTGATTTGTCGTGTTCAAAACGTTGTGCGAATTCTTCTCTTAATTCAGCACGTACTTGCTCACGAGCTTCATTCAACTTAGCTTCCCATGCTTCATTCAAAGCAGTAGAAGTTTCTTCGTTGATTAATCCACTCTCAAGTAATGGTTTGATAGCATCTAACATGCATAATCCCCTTATTTAATTTTGAGGTCCTTGATAAGACGAGTTACCTCTTCTCTCAAGTACTTCTGTACTTTTGCATTGCTTTGTGCATCTTTTGCAATCTCAAGCGTTCTATGACCATGACGCATATTCATCATACCTTCATAGATTGCTTTTGGATAAGCATTAGGAGCACTCGGTTGTGCAACGATATCCACAGTGACAATTTCAAAGTCACTGACATGGCCATTCATGTCGTTCACGTTTCCGCTACCACGACTTGATACGCCTAGTTTGACACCACTCTCCAACATAGTAGACACTAACTGTCCCATTGGAGTTGGTAAAATCTTTAGCTTGCCGAACCCGTTAGCACCATCCATCCACATTTGAGTAATCATATGTGATACACGGTCTAAGTTGATTTTTAAATCATCGGGATGGTCAACTTCGCCAAGGACTGAGAAACCTTCTGTGATTTGCTCATTAAGAGAATTGACAGCATTTTGAATTTCAGATACAGGGTAAACACGCTCATTGGCGTTTTTTACCCCTCCCTGAATGAAGATGCCTTTCATATAAAGGCTCTTCTTGCTACCTTCACCTTCACTTTCGACAACCATAGAGGCTCTGTCGAAAGTTAGATGCTCTTTGAGATACAAAGCCATTGTCTCAGGTATCCTTACTTAACAATCTTCTTAGTGGTCTTCTTTGACTCACCAACGATTGACTTCTTGTTTACGCCGTCATCACCATGCTTTGGCTTAGGAGCTGCTTCACCTTTTTCAGAGAAGTTACCTTTGCCTGGAGCATTTTTGTAATTACCAGGAATATCTTTAACTTGTGGGTTTAACAAACCACCTTTTGTGCCTTCACCAGAAGCTACACCACCTTTAGCGATGTTACCTGCTGTTGCGCCGTTACCGGAAACTTTTGGTCCGTTAGAAACGATTGACTTAGTGTTTTGACCGTTGTCACCGTGTGTTACAGAAACTTTCTGCAACTGTACAGCTTCCATCATTTCGTCGCCTTCTTCGCCGCCGAAATCTTCTTCGCCGCCTTCTTCGCCGCCGAATTCTTCTTCACCGCCGAATTCTTCTTCACTGCCTTCTGAACCCATCATTTCTTCGAATTCAGCCATCAATTCGTCTAGCTTGTCTTCCAATTCTACAACGCGGTCTTCTAAGTCGCCTTCTGGAACTTCACCGTCGTCTTCGCTATCCATGTCGATGTCAGCAAATTCATCATCTTCTTCAGTCATGCCTTCTTCTTCAGCACCGATTTCGTCTAACAAACCACCAACTTCACCGCCCATGCCGTCCATACCTTCTTCTAGGTCTTCTTCGGCACCTTCTTCTAATTCTTCTTGGCCTTCTTCTAGGTCTTCATCTTGACCTTCTTCCAATTCTTCTTCCATCATTGATTCATAGATTTCACGGCTCTTTTCAACCACGATATCATGGAACAATGCTTCTGCTTGTTCTTGGTTCTCATTGATAATCAAATCAATAAGTTGTTCAAATTTTTTATTATCCATTGTTTAATCTCCTAATGAAATGGCTTTGTAATATTACTTAGCACATAGCATAAAAAAGAGCACAATAAGTGCTCATTTTTTGCGTTTTTGCTAGATTTATAGTGTAGGTGCAGCACCTTCTGCTGGTGCCGGTGTATATTGTTTACGAATCTTCTTTAAATTCTGAACTCGTTCATAGTTACGAACATCATTCATCTTGCGTAATTTTCTGATTTGTTTTAATGTAAGTTTGGTTTTGCGGCTTTGCTTCCACTTAGGTTTGCTACCATCTTTTTCAACATCTTGGTAGTCTTCGTGCTTAGGCGCATCATACATTTCGAATAGTTTCATAGTATTATTTATGCTACAGGGGGAGGAGCTGCTGGAGCAGCACTCATATCAACAGGGGCAGCGCCTGCACCAGCCATATCTGCTGGCATTTCTTCTGCACCTTCGTCTGGAATCTCATCAAGTGTTTCACTATCAGCTTCCATATCACCTTGACTGATACCGATACTACGCAAATCGCTTCCACTTGCTTCACTATCTTCTGGTTCTTCACGCTCTTCAAACCACAACTTCTGATTTTCTTCGATTTCTTCTTCAGTCAATCCTAAGAATCGTTGCAATGCAAAACGCTTACTGATATATGGGAACGCTTCCATTGTTTGGAACACTGATACACGGGCTGTATCTAGTTCACTTTGGCGATAAGCCGCAAAGTTCTGCGGTGCATTGAACTTAATGTCAAACAACCCACCGTCAATGTTTAGTCCTCTCCAACGCATAAACAACTTGAATTCATCATTCAACTTCTGACTGATGTATTTCTGTAGTCGTTCGCAATATTGATTGAAGCGGAACTCTTGAATCATCGCTGTTCCTACTCGTCCATCTGAGAGGGGAGTAGGATTATCTTCAGGCCCTTGTGGCAAGTAGCTTGACGGTACACGCAAACCACGTGCCAATCTATTATTAAAATAACGTAAGTCATCAATTTGTCCTAAGTTATCGCCACCTGGTAATGTCGTAACATCTGAACCACGACCATCAGCAGTAACTGGGAAGAAATAATCTTCGTTGATACTTAATGGGTTATATGTAGCGTCCATTACAGATTGACCACCTTGAATACTTGGGATTCTGCGTTGGTGAATCTCATTCTTAATACGGTCAACGAAAGCCATAGCCATGTGACTTGGCATGTTACCAACGTCAATCTTGAAAACTCTACGCTCAGGAGCTCGTTGAATGCGATAGATTAGAATCGCATCTTCTAATAGTTCCTTTTGTTTGTATACTTTGAAAATGTTCTCTAAGATACTTTGTCCGAAAGGCCAGTATCTGTCTAAGCCTTCTGTCAAACTCAAGTGAACAATGTGTTTAGCATCAACTGCGGCTTCGTTAAGACCCATATTGAATCTGCCACCTGATTGTGCAGCACCTGCATTAGGTACAGCATAGCTAGCAGTACTACCCATACCACCTGGACCTTGCGGAGTCATAAAGTCAGTTGTTGTTTTTTCCGCAATACTCAAGTTTTGCAGGTTAACGTTAATATCTTTAATAACGTACTGTTCAGGTAGTTTTCCTTCGCTTTCATTGACAATTACTTTAACTACTTTAGTCATGTCAATCCAGTATAACTTGAAGTTTTCTGGGTCTCTAACAAAGATTTGGTCGCCAAATTTCAATGTATTACGGAAGATTTTGAATACACGAGTATCAAATTCATTCAACTTACACCACTGTTGTAACTGTTTTTTGATTAGTTCTACTTCATGTGGGGTAGGATCTTCTCTAAATTCAATCTCAAAAGGCGTGTTATTTTGTTCGTTTTTCTGTGTACTGAACTCAGCAATAATGTCTAAACATGCGTTGATTTCAGCATCAACGTCCATCATTTCATACTGATTGTATCGTTCAATACGGTTGGGGTGTCCTGTATATACTTCAGGTAGTCGAGAACCATAGTTCTTGTATCCAAAGTCTGTGTTGTTGTACCCTTGTGCAGGATCAACTGGACTGTTCCAAGCGCCACGGTTGCTATTAGCACCAGAAATGGGACTGCTTGTACCGGTTAAATTGGGAGCGCGGAAACGTTTCTTATAAGACATAGTATTATATTTATCAGTTAAGCCTTGGCATGCTTTAATATGTCGCCTAGCTTATCGTTAGCTGTCTCTAGTTGGCTAATCATATCTTCAAACTTGCTAACCAGTGTCTCAGACATAATTTGTTCTAATCCACTAAAGTCAATCTTTGGCATTGTAATAGATGGTTGCTTATTAGCTTGATTGTTAGCGTCTAATGATGCTAAACTTTCTTTCTTTATATCATCCATAAAGTTTTGAATGTTTGGCATAGGTACAACTGCTTCTTTGCCATGAAGCATGACAGGGTATCCGGACTTGGGACCTTCAAATATACCACCACCTGACGCTTGCGGTAATTTTGACCTTTCATGGATATTAGATAGCTTATTGCCGTATCTAGGATCAGTTGCATAACCGGTCTTGCTTTGTTCATTGATTGCTTCTTCAGGTGTTTTGGCTGCAAGAACTTTAGCATATCGTTTGTTTTCTTGTAAGAATCTGAGATAGTCTTTAGCAGATTCTTCCATAGACCCATATCCCCTGAAGTTTTGGTCAACAGTGACCATCCTACCTGTCTTAGAATCATATTCTTGTGTGGAAGCTCTATTTCCTTTACCGCTAGTATCTTTGATACCAAAATAGTTGTGACCAACTGAATGTTTGCCGTAACCAGTTTCCAATGAGGCTTGTGATGCACCCAATCTTGCTACTGCCTCTGGGTTCTCAAGTTTTTGTTTCTTGGCTTCAGCTAATAAGATGTTATACATCTGGTCATAGAACTCTTTTTGATTACCATCAAATTTAGTTACAGGACCAGTAGGTGTTGATTTAGCGACAGGAGGCTGATTACCTTGTGAAGTACCACCGGTTTGAATATTCTCTTTTTCTAACTGTTGTAATCTTTTATCCTCTGCTTGAAGTTTTTCATCTATTTCAAGTATTTGCTTTCGTTTCTCTTGTAATCTAGATTCAGACGTAGTATTTTTATCCGCAGCTATCAATCTGTTTAGTTCTTGTAACTCTAGACGTTCTGCCCTAACGGCAGCTTTGTTTTTTTCAGCCTCTTCGCCGGTTAAATTCTTACCTTTAGCTTCAAGGTCACGTATCTGTTTTAGCTTATCTTGATATGCAGTTTGATATCCATTGGCTTTTTCTGAAAGAGCGATTTGTTTTAGTAATTCTTCTTTTTGTTTTGATAATGATTCTTTTTCTTTAATGGCAGCAGCTTTATCTTTTTGTACATCTTCATTGTCTCTGAATGATGCTGCCAAATTAGTTTGTTTACCTAATACAGTGGGAGATATAAAGTCAATAACTTGTGCTAGGAACTTACCAAACTTGAACATAATTTGTGTTAGTTTTTCAAACATACTAACAACACCATTACCAGCTTCCCACAATGCTCTATCGGCAGCAACACGCATAGCTCGTTGCTGTTGTTCCATTCTAGTGTTTTTGTCTAAGCGGTCACCTTCTTTATTCTGGTCGTCTTCTAAACGGTCTGCAATTTCTTCACGGGTCTTACTTTCCATTAACAACATACCGTTCAATTGTTCTTGTGAACCAACTTGTTGATTTATTGCTTGACCTTGTGAATTGTATGCAGTGCCCAATTGATTCATATTTCTACGCATACCGGCTGCTGTATCTTTCAAGCCGTCATACATATCAATCTGACCCTTTTGGGCTTTCATTGCATTTTGATAACCTTTGTTTTGAGTAGAAAGCATTGACCTAACACTGGCTTCACCTACTGCGGCACCTTTGTTAACAATCTGCTCCATCAAATCAGTGGCAGCTTGCTTACCGAATGTCTTTTCATATGAAGCCATATATGAACGCAAGTTTTCTGCTTCTTTAGTCTTGCCTTGCATTTCTAATTCACGTAGATAATTAGCATAACGGTATTCGTTTTGCTGTTGATCCATTATCTTTTGTGCTTCATCTCTACTCATACCAGTCAACTCTTGCAATTCACGCAATGTTTGCATGTACTTGACTGATTCGTTTCTTAACTGTTCTTCTGTTTTAGTTTGTGATACACCCAATCTAGATTGCTTGGCAATATAATCAGCAGTTGCGTCACGCATTTCTTCAGCACCATAGCCGATGCGTGACATAGCACGTTCAATTTCGTTATTGGGACCAATCATCCCTTGGATAACGCCGATTAACTTCTCTTTACCTGCTGTTACACTTCCACCAAAAGCCGCAATGTCTGGTGTATTTTTCTTTAACATCGCGCCGAACTTATCGACTTCTTCTGATGTTAATCCTACTCTACCTAAATCATCTTTTAGTTGTTCTAAGCTACCACTTACAGATCCTGCCTCAGACAGGTCTCTGTAGGCTTTCATTATGGTATCATTTTGTTTTAAACTTGCGGCAGCTACTGCACCGAAGATTTTAATCAATCCTCCTGCTGCCATGCCCAAGACACCAAACTTACCGGCAGCATTTCCTACTGCATCAGTAACACCTGTAATTGAAGAACCAAACTTACCAGTACCTTCACCACCAGTAAGCATTGCTTTACTAAAGTCTACTGCACTACGACCTACGACACCCGTCCAATACTTTAAGTTATCGGCTGCTCTTTTCGCTTCTTCAGCGGCTAGTCTATCTGCTTCAGCTTTAGGACCGCCTGCACGAGTCATCTCCTCAAACATGGTTGCGGTTTCACGGGCGTTTCTAGCTAGTATTTCAAGTTGTTGTGCGGTTAATTCAGCCATGTTTTTAGGGTATATAAATAGTGTTCACTATATTGTATTTAGTACAATGAAATTATCCAAAACTAGGAATCAACATGACAGACGCAGTTAAAAACAACCCTTTAAGACAGTACTTTCGCAGACCAGCATTATACTTGAAGCTACCCTCAGGTGGTAAAGGTTACCCTGCAGGTGCAATTGACATGCCAGAAAACGGTGAGTTAGCTGTTTATCCAATGACAGCAATTGACGAAATCACTAGTCGTACGCCAGACGCACTATACAACGGTGTTGCTGTAACTGAAATCATTAAAAGTTGTGTCCCTAACATCAAACAACCTTGGGAAGTATTGAACATTGATATGGATCCTATACTAGTAGCTATCCGTATTGCTACAAACGGACAATTGATGGAAGTTGAATCAACATGTCCAAAGTGTACTGAATCTAGCAAGTTTGATTTGAACTTAACTGGTGTACTAGGTAGCTTTAGACCCGGAGACTATGACACTCCTATCACCGATGAAGATTTACAAATCAAGTTTAAACCATTAACTTATAGACAAGTTAACAAAGCAGGTGAAAAACAATTTGAGATCCAGCGTATATTGAATCAACTTGATTCTATATTAGATCCCAATGAAAGAAATGCACAAACAGCAACAGTATTGAAAGATATCAATGATATGGCCCTAGAGTTGATGCTAGAAACCATTGAATATATCAAGACACCCGATGCCACTGTATTTGATAAAGACTTTATCCGAGAGTTTTTATCCAACTGTAACAAGAACTTGTATAACCAAATCAAAGACAAGAACATTGAACTACGCAAGAGTACAGAATTGAAGCCTTTGGATGTTAAGTGCTTACATTGTCAACATGAATTCTCACAAGACTTAAACATCAACATCACTGATTTTTTCGACTAAGACTTCTTCTCCTTGGTTCCGAGGAGATTAAGTCACTGATAGACCAAATGGAACGAGAGTGTGCTGACATTAAATCCGGAGCATTGAAAATGTCATGGTACATGCGTGGGGGTGTATCCTATGAGGATGTACTTAACATGAGTATAACTGAACGAGAATCCATAACTAAGATTATCGAAAGTAACTTAGAAACCACTAAGAACTCAAAATTACCCTTCTTCTAATCAACGGTACTATATCCGTTATATGTCATTTATACTAACTTAGGGTTATAACTTCTATCTTAAAAGATGAGCTTCGCTCATCTACCTTCACTTAATACTTCGCTTCGCTCAGTATTACGCTCGGTTAGAGTTTTCAATTCAATTTAAAACTTTTTCTATTCTATTGTTTAGGGATATCATTGCCGCTTTGAAGCCATGGTAGTGCTATTCAAGCACTACCAATGGTTAAGGGATTTGCCATGCCCGTCATCCGTGTTATCTATTCCCGTGAACATTAACCCTTTTCGTTATGTCACGCCACCGGTTCCCCTGTAAGGTTTATGGACTGTAGTTGAATGTACGCATTTAATTTAATCATGTTTCCATTCAGAAACGCATGTCGTATAGCATCAAGATAAAGTAGCTATACGCTCATTGAAGGTTCGCTTTGACGAGAGCCTTCTCGGTGTGTCGATATTATTGCTAATATCTATACTCCAGAATCTGACGGCACAGCACTATCTGTACAATCTCAAGGAGGACTTACAACTAAGCCTGCGAATTTTTATATTATGCGAACTTTGTGTCTGCTTTTATTAAGTGTTTGGATTTGTTTGATTTGACGTGGTGTCTGGTGTGCTTGAATATAGTTTTACTAAATCTGCGTTTTTGTTGAAAAAGCTAGAATGTTCCATGATTACCCAATCGCCGTACTTCTCGCTACTATAGAAGATGCAGTTATCGCCTCTCCATGTTAGCTTACCTTGTACAGCAACGTATTGACCCTTGCGATTAAACTTCATAAAAAGAATGTTTAAGTCGCCTTCGTCTTCTACATCAAGTAGTTGGTCTAGCCACGAATCAAGTTGATTACACTCACCTGTAAGAAGTAAGTGCCACGGGAAGTCAGCGTAGAATTTGCATTCAATGTTCATTTTAGTGAAGGATTCACCTGGAACGATATCGCCCTTGAAAGAACGAATCTGACCCTCGTGCAAGAATTGGGTTCTTGCTTGATTCTTGCCACCCACATAAGCACCAGAACCCGGAGCACGAATGAACGATTCTCCGTATAATTCTGTTAAAAACTTGGCTACTGTGCGTTCGTAACCTGAACCTTTTGCTTTTTGTGGACTTGGCATATAACTACTTATACTTGAAAACACTGCCCAATATTATTCTATATCAACCGCTGTAGAATAGCTTGTAAAGCCGTTTTCTTTGACTACTTTCAGTACATTTGGTACACGACCCGCTAGTTCTTCACGGTGTGAGACGAGCCAAATTGACTTTTTACGCTTTCTACTCATATCTTTGAGAATTGCGATACTGTTTTCAACACCCATAGTGTCTAGACCACTATCAATCAATTCATCGATAAACAATGTATTGATAGGAGTATATAACGATTCCCATACATCACGGAAAGCAAACGATAATCCTAGAATCAATCGATTGCGCTCACCTCGGGACAAGTTATCAAAGTCAAGTTCACGACCTAACTCGGTAATTTCAACTTGTAAGTCGTTTTTAAACACAACTTGATGGGGTAAACCGATAGCATCTAAGTAATGTGTCAATCGACCGTTCAAGTAACTCAAGTTCTGGTCAATAATTTTCTTACGAACGAAACTGTCTTTGCTTGTTAGAATATCTAGCAAGAACTTTTGATGTTCCATTGTCTTTGTCAATGTATTGATTCGTGTAAAGTCAATTTCTTGTAAAGCACTTGCTTCCATTTCAGTGATTTGTTCACTATATGGGTCAGTTTCATCACCCTTCTTAGCAATAGCATCTAGTAAATTGTTAACAGTACTACGATGTTCAATCGCTTTTGTTTCAGTATCATAATGCGTCTTGGGTTGAGGACCTAACTTAACTATTTCTAGACCTTTAAGTTGGTCACTGTAAGGATCAGTTTCAGCTTCTTTTTCAAGAATCTTAGTTCTGATGTTTTCTAAGTCACTACCATGACGAATAGCTTCTGCTTCTGTCTTGTAGTGTGTCTTTGGTTTAACTTCTGACACAAAGATTTGAATCTGTCGTTGCTCATTCCATTGATTCAACAAAGTAGTAGCATGTGCTTGAGCATCCTCAAGCATTTTCTCTTTATCTGCTAGAACCTTAGTATGTTGTTCGTCATGGAACTCTTGACCACACGCATAACACTGATGGTCTTTTAATGTTGTAACTTCTGCAAGAAGTTTTTTGATTAATTTATCTTCTTTGTCAATGTCTTTAGTAAGACGAGCCAACTCTTTATCACGGGCATCTAGTGCCATAGTTTGAGTATTGTACTCAGCAAGTTCACGGTGTGCTGTAATTTCAGCAACAATATCAATACAGTCTAGTTTGGCTGCACTATTCACTAAGTCAGCTATGTCTTTGTCTTGCTTTTGTTGCCATGCAGTTTGTCTAGCAATCAATGCATCGTATGTTTCTTGTTGCTTTTTCTTTTGATTCCAAATCACTAAGTCTTTGTGTGCTAGTAATTCGGCTTCAATATCAATCTTTGCTAGTTCATCATATTGAGCAACCAAATAGTTCAAATCACTTTCGTGTTTCTTTTGCCACAACCCTTGTCTACGCTTTAAACTTTCGATTTGTTCTTTAACTCGTTTGTTGGCTTCTTCGATAGCTTTGACTTTGAATTCTTCTTGTTGAATCTCGTCTTTAGTATCTTTTAGTAATGTTTTGATAACTTCGGCTTTCTCTGAAAGCAAAGTGATACCAAGTAACTGTTCGATGATTTCACGCTGTTCATTTGCTTTCAGTGCTAAGAATGGGTCACTGTATGTGTTCAACGCAACAATGTGCTTGAACATATCACCTGACATGTGTAAGACCTTTTCAATCGCTGCCTGTGTTTCTTTGTTCTCACCTTGTGCAGAATCTTCGTCTTTCTGTTGCACATTGTTAACATAGAATCGC